TATTATATAAATGTTGAAACGGCATTAGTAATTCTACAGGAGAAATTTGTTTTCTGTTACCAAGTGTTTTAATCCTACCATTGATAAGATTCTTACCACTTGATTTTCTATTAATTAAGTTTCTTTGTACTGGGATAGGTCTAACACCAAAATAGAATTTATTCTGATCTACTGTATAACCTTCCCATTTTTGAGTTCTCCAATAAGTAGTGACTAATGCTTCACCAAATTCAGGATTAACAACATAGTCTTCACCTACTTCAATTTCATCAACTTCACCTAGCTCATTAGTAATAGAAATAACTTTAACTTGTTCTTCAGAAGTCCAATTTACATATCCAACTTCTACAGTATCTCCTAACCATGTAAAGTTACCATCTCTTGTATACCTATAACTTTCATTACCTGAATATGTATTGCTAAAAGACTCAGTATCATAAACATATGCTCTATCAGTAGATCCTTTGTTTGGATTATCTAAGTATTCAACTATATCGTTATAATCATCTGAATTTAAAATCATTTCAGAATACCTATCCATAAATCCTGCTCTAGTAAATCTTCTAATCACCATAGCTGCTTCAGCATCTTCAATATATTTACATGAATCATCTTTTATAAACCCAACATACTGAGGGTCAATGATTTCATATACTACATCTTCACCTACAACATCTTTTATAGAATAAACACAACCTGTAATAACCCAATGTTTAAATCCATCAATAAACCTTTCAGGTAAATCTAAGTTATCAGAAATATAATTAAGTGTTTCTTGTCCTGTAATAGCTCTTGAATCTGACCAGTTATCAGAAAATTGTTTCATTATTTCATCAAGTGGAGCAACAGGTTTTGCTTCTTGACCTGTATCCATACCTAGTTCTTCTAAGGTATTGATGTAAATCTGATTTAAATTTTGTTTTAGAAACTGTATTTCCTCAAATCTTTTTTTATTTATAATATCAGGGTTAGTAACCATGACTTGTTTTATAAAAGGTCTGTCTCTTTTTTCTCCAATAAGTTTATTAAAAATATCAGGAATAATAGGCACATTTCTTATTTTAGCAGGATATGATTGTAATTCAGGTCTATTAGCAACAGCTGCACCTAAAGGATTAGTGAAATAATTATAATCACTTATATCCATTTCACCATTAGCTGCTTTATACAAAGAAGCAAAATATGTATTATATGGTCTACATCTATCATAGTAATAGTCTAAGTTACCTATTTTCCATGCTGCATCTTTATCTTTAAAGGCTAATTTCTGTCTTTGGGCTTGTGCCATAGTATCATGTATTTAATCTTACAAATATAAATATAAATTATTGAAATAACGGCATGCTAAAGTAAGTATCAACATTCTTACTTCTGTCATTTATAACACCTATCTTATATTCAATCTCTTTTAGGTGAAACATTGCAATTATAAGAGCACTTACTCTATCCACATTTCTATCATCTTGATATTTAATTAACTCATCAAGTAAACCTATATCGTTAATCTTATGGTAATTGTATAATATTTCTCCATCTTCAGTAGTCATCCATTGTTTAACTAGCCAATCTGCTAAGTATGAGATACCTAGTTTCTTTCTAGCACCATCAATGTGCATACCAAATCCTCTTTTTACAGAAGATTTTGGAATGTTCTCATTATATCCAAGCTCAAATTCTGGAGCAAGTAAGTGAAGTTTCTTATTGTTTTTAAAATAAGAAAGTAAACCTTGTCCTGCATTATTCTCATATCCTATTTTAGCGTTATAGTACTCAGATAATTGTCTAATATGTTTGTGGAATAAATCCATAGATGCAGGTCTTCCTACAAATGATGCAACTATCATGTCATCAGGTCTAGAAAAGTTATTGATGTTTTTAATAACATATGCAGCACCCAAAGAATCACCTTGTGAAGAATCATGCATATATGGATCGACACATACAATATATAGATTATCAGGGATACTGCCATTCTCTGTTCTATAAGGTGCTTCCCATAATGAGATACAACCTTGATTATCTTCTCGTAAATCATGTGGGTATTTTAAAACAGGTCTTGCGTCTTCAGTAGGTTTAAACTTAACTCCATCTTTGGTATCTTCAAGAAAACCATAAACCGCTAAATTATGAAGATTGCCACTTGCAACTAATTGAGTCTTATGTGTTAACAGTTCTGCTTTAGGTAAAATAGAATTAGTAACTCGCAATAATGCTTCACTAGGTTTTAAAGGATGTTCCATCTTAGCCTTAGCAGCATCAAGTGGATCTGAAGACCTAAGTATTTCAGCTCTTTGTTTTTCAATAAATATCCTATTAGTTACTCTATCTGAATTACCTTCAGAGTCAACATTTGCTACGTTTAAATCAGCAGGTGTAAAAAATGCACATTCAGTACCAATCATATCATCATCTAAAACATTATTGAATCTTAAAAACCCAAAAACTCTAGGAGCAAAAAACATTCTCTCCATTGTTTCAAATGATTTACCATCAATACCTGCAGTTCCATATAACACAGCAGTACCAAACACAAGGTTCAATTCTTCAAGTGAGGACCTAGTAACACTAAATACATCACCTCCTTTATTGAATGTACCAAATTCTTCAAATAAAACTAGCTTGCCCCTTTTACCCCTAACCTTATCAGGCTTTCCTGCTACACTTACTGCCATAACTTCTGACATGTAACCTCTTTCATTACCAAAGTTATCCTTATGTGATGCTCTTACATGCATTTCACTTAAGTCATTCTTTACATCACTATATTTAAAGAAAGGAGTATGTGTATTTATAAAGCTTTTATATTGTAGGAACTTATTAAACACACCATCTTTCAATAAGTATTCAGTTGAATCTGCATACATATATGACTTAGACTTACGCAAAAAGAAGAAATTTCTAGTAGGCATTGATGCACCTTTCCATGAAGCACCACAGCCCCTGAATTTTAACCATAATAAATGCTTACCTCCTGATAGATTATCCATGTCTAAGATTAAATCTAATTCAAGAGGTAGTTTATTATAGTTTTCTATCTTTTCTTCTAGTGTTTCTCCTTCTATTCCGTATTCTGCAATATCCAATGCTGTAAAATACATCCAATCTAAATCCCAAAACTTAGGAAAGTTAGTAAATGATTCAGCTGCAGTCTTAACAGTTTTGTCTTTGTTACTTGTAACAGCTCTTTTTTGTTCAATAGGACAATAGTTTAAATAAAAATAATGGTATCCACTAATGCGAATACCATCTACAGTAAGTCCTTCAATACATCTTTTTTCTTCTCTTTTCCAAAAGTTAGTATAGTCAAGAGTATCTTTAATTCCTCCATCATTATACCTTCCATTTTTTTCAAAAAATATAGCTGATTCTCTAAACTTCCAAGTGTCTTTAAATTTAAAGTTAGGTATCATTCTGTCCAATTATTTACTTTTCTTCCACTTCTTAGTTGAGCTTCTTCACTCATTTCTTTCCTTACAAGTTCCTTAGTTTTAGCTAAAGCTTCAATCATATCAGGCATATCTTTAGCCAAAGCTTTCACCTTATTTACATCATGTACTAATTCCCCCTTTTTAGGTCCTTGAGCAGTGATTACTTCTGCAACATTTACATTAGCTAAATAATCAGAAAGATTGTCAACAGCATGTTGTACAGAATCTAAGTATTTCATAGACTTAGTTCTTTGCAACTCTTCAAAAAACTTACATGCATCTTGTACTAACTTAGAAGGTTTCCATTTACTATCTAAACCTACATGTTTTTGTACTTGAAGAATCCTATCTAGTCCATCATATTGAGTATACGGTGAATCAAATTTACTATGGAAATAAACAAACGCTAATTCTTTAGTTGCTATAGCTTTCTTTCTGCCTTGAGCATCACCTTCACTACCTTTATCTGCAGTGATAATTGCTTTGAAAGGCTCAAGTGCTCTTGCTTCTTTTGATATTTCTACAAATCCATCAACAACATCAAATAGGTTTATCATGTTTTTTCCTTTTAAGTGTACCAAAATATTTGATATGTCCTTCTCCTGTACTATCAATATCATGTAGTGCAGCACTAAAATAAGTATCTATCGCTAAAACAACATCTTCAACAGTATAACCTGATTCAGCAACAATAATATCTATTCTTTTTCTATTAGCAGGAGTAAGATTCTTTATCTTTCTCCTTAATTCCTTTTTAGTTATTGGAGTCAACATTAGATTTCAGTGTTAGTTCTTCTTTCTTCAACATCCAATAAATATTTTGTAAATCATGTACACTTTTAAAGGTTTTACATGGTCCGTTATAATTATCTAAAACATAAGTACCATGTAAAGTCTTAGTTATTTTCAATAATGATTTCTCCCACCAATGATATGAACCAAGTGAATGTGTCATTATATGTTTTTTAGCGAACCCTAGCTTTTCAAATAACGCAGGTATCAATAAAATAGGAAAAATATCACTATTCGCTAAAGTAATGACTACATCATTAACTTTTACTGTGACTTTCTTCTTTAATGAATCAATCATTACAATCTCACCTACTCCAATATTAGTAGATACAAAATTACCAATACGCAATTCATTTATGCTGCAATTTTCCATGAGTCAAATGCTTGTTTTACTTCAGCTTGTAAATTTAATAACTTATATTCTTTATCTCCATCTTGAGTATGGATGATTTTACCACCTCTCAATTTGAATCCCATTAAAGATAACATATAACCATAACAATTAAGTTGTATTTGGTAATGCCAATAATTAGAATTACATCTTTTATTAAAAGGAGCTAACATATACTCATTAGTAATCTTATTTC